AGAGACCGACAATAATGAATTACAAGAACCCACAGAGGAGACAGAACCCATGTCAGAAGTAGAGACCCCAGCAGTCGAGGCCACAATTCCTACCGCTGCAATTCCAGCACAACCTAAGCGCGAGTTTCGCATGCCATCCGCAGGCGAGTACTTGGCTGCCTACCACATCGGTGGCGACACGTTTGCAAAAGTAAACGGCGCATTTGTTGAAGCACAAAAAGCAAAGCGCAGCGTCTTAGAAGCAGCCGCAGGCGACATTGCAACAACCGACACCCCGGGTCTCTTGCCAATTCCAGTACTTGGCCCAGTGTTTCAAGACATCAACTACATTCGACCATTTGTTACTGCGATCGGCGCACGCGCTTATCCAGACGGTGGAACATCAAAGACATTTATCCGTCCAACGATCACGACACATACTGAAGTAGCAGAACAAACTGGTGCAGTCGAGTTCGGTGCAGCAGCAGCTCGCACAATGGTCATTGCGTCAAACTCGGTCGCAAAGAAAACTTTTGCAGGCCAAGTATCGCTCTCCGTACAGGACATCGACTTCACTTCGCCAGCCGCAATGCAGCAGGTATTGCAAGACCTCATGGGTCAGTACATGATCACAACTGACAATTTTGCAGTTGACACCTTTGTTACTGGTGCAGCAACAGCAGGTGTTTGGGGTGGAACCGCAGCACAGTTCATCAGCGACATTTACGAGTGTGCCGCAAACATTTCCAATGGATCAAACTTGTTCCCAACTCACCTACTTTGTGGTGTTGACACCTGGAAAAAAATTGGCAGCCTCTCCGATCTGGACGGTCGACCAGTATTCCCAGCTGTTGGCGCACCAGGTCTCGGTGGATACAACACCCTTGGCGCAGGCAACGTCACCAACTGGACAACCTCAAACCCACTGGGCTTGCAGATCATTGTTGACAGCAACGTGGCAGCAAAAACCTTGGTGGTGTTTCATGCACCAGCAGCTGAGTACTACGAGCAAATCCGTGGCCTCATGTCAGTTGAGAATCCTGGCACTTTGTCAAGGACTTTCTCGTACTATGGCTACAGCTCGTTCTTCTTGGCAAAAGCATCGCTGGCACAAAAACTCACTTGGGCTTAGTCGAGAGCGGAGCATCCGCTCATGGCTATTTACAGCGTTACATTTAAGTATCTCCTAGACGACTACGCCGTACTGCAACTTCTAACCCCCACAGAAATTGCAGTCGGCGAGTCAATCACAGTCGCTGGAGTAGATGCCACGTTTAACGGCACATACACAGTCCGCGCACTGCCTCAGTATCTTTATGTAGGCACAGACACCGAAGGCGACCTGCTGTATGACATCAACATACCGATCGCCAATCAGGTGCTGTACGCCAAGACCGCTGACGACGTGCAGCGCATCGCAAGCCCCGGCACAGTCACCTACACCCAGACCTGCACATGGGTCTCGGCATCCAATCTGGTGACATATCTCGGTGTGCAGATTACAAACCCATCGGACGATTACACGCTGATTACACAGGCTGTATCGGCTGGCAATCAGTTCTGTTACCGTCGCCGTCAAGAAGCTGGCTACATCGACAGCCTGACAACTAGCCCAGGTGGCGATCAGACATTAGGCACGCTTATGTACTGTGCGGCCCTGTGGCGCAGCCGTGGTTCGCTTGAGAACGCTTTTGCATCCTTTGACCGAATGGGCACAGCACCACAGCAGAGCCTCACACCGATCGTTAAACAGTTGCTCGGCATCGACAGGCCTGCCTGCGCGTAATGGCTTACACAGACGCTCTCAACGGGGCTATTGACAGCCTGACGACCACACTGACAGCGGTCTCTGGAATCAGGGTGGTAAACGATGCCACCAAAATCGTCCCTAATTGCGTTTTCATAGACGCGCCGTCCTTTACCACGATCGCTGGCAATGGCAACATCATCCGCATGGACTTCCCGATCAAGGTCATTGGCTCAGGCCCAGCAGGCCTACCAGTCCTGCGCAGCATCCTCGACATCGTTAGCAAAGTCCTACTCAGCCCAATCATCGTCATGGCAGGCCGTCCCAGCAACCTAGAAATTGGTGGGCAGCTCTTCCCGTGTTACGACCTCGACTGTGGAATACAAGCCCAAAGCGCATAAGGAGAAACCATGTACACCATCATTAGCCCACGCCTCGGAACCCCGGGCGACGAGTTCATACCAGACGAAAACATCAACGTCGCTGCACTACTTGACGGCGGCCTTATATCCACCGACAGCGCCAAGAAATCATCTAAAGTCAAATCAGAACCCAAGGAGCAATAGACATGGCTATCAGCAGCACTTATCTCAGCAATCCGACCATCAGCATCAACAACGTCGATCTCACCGATCAGTGCACAAGCGCCGTGTTGAATTACGTTGCGGAACAACTTGAAAATACGACGTTTTCAAATACATCCAGGTCGTTTACAAAGGGTCTCTTTTCTAACACCGTGACCGTAACCCTCTATCAGAGCTACGCCGCCACGGAGACCGAGGCCAGCATTTTCAGCCTTGTCGGCGATAACTGCGCAATCGTGTTGAAGCCATCATCGGCAGTTATCTCAGCAACGAACCCACAGTACACATTGACTGGCGCGTACCTATCGGCACACACACCGATTAACGCTTCACTCGGTGAACTGTCAACGATCGATCTAACTTTCTCTGGTGGAGTGCTCGCAAAAATTGTGACACCGCCAGCATGATCTCGCGGCTCCAGCCGCTGAGAATTACAAGTAGCAAGACCGCACAAGCGGAGCCTTGCCCGACAAAGGAGACACTATGCAAGTAAAACTTTCTATTGACCTTGGCGACGGTAAGCCAGCACGCCAGATGACAACCAACATGCTTGCCATCGTTGACTGGGAAAAAACAGAAAACCGTCGGTCAGCTGACGGCAAAGGCATCGGCTTCAGCGACATGTGTTGCTGGGCTTTTACTCTGTGCAAACTTGCTGGAGACAAAGTGCCTGCAACGTGGCGCGAGTGGGTAAACGAAAACCCGAACATGACCATTACACCTATCAACGAGCTAGTTGACGAGACCCCTTTCATCGAGGGACTTGGCGGCGAAGCCTCTGCGAAGTCCTAGCGTTAACAGGCTTCTGGCCAAAGGAGATCGAGTTCACAATGCGAGACCTGAACACCGTCACCTATGTGCTTGAGCAGATGCACAAGAAGCGATAGCCATGCCTGTCTCTCACAGCGTCGAAGTAGTCGGTCTTAAAGAAACGATTAACGCCCTGCGCAAGATTGACCCACAGCTGCAAAAAGACTTCAAGGCTGAAGCCACAGCGATCGCACAGCCAGCAATTACTGCTGCAAAGACCGCGTACAGCCAGTTTCCATTGTCGGGCATGGCGCGCAAGTGGTCTGATCGAGGGCGCAAAATATTCCCGTTTACTATTGCCAGCGCACAGTCTGGTGTAAAGATGCGTTTTGATACCAGACGCAATGCTGTCGGCGTAATCCTGATAGAGCAAAAGAACCCAGCGACAGCAGTCTTTGAGAGTGCAGGCCGTAAAGACACAAACCGTCTAGGCACATCGCTTGACTCGGTCAGCTCTGAGCGCGGCTTTGCGATGGCGATGCCGGGTAGGACTCGACTGATCGGGCCAGCGGTGTACAAGGCTCGACGTGGCATTGAGTCCGAAATGGAAAAGATGGTGCTCAAAACCATTAACCAAATACAGAAAGACTTGAACTAATGGCACTGTCTATCCCCATCATTAGCGAGTTTCAAGGCGGCGGCGTTGACAAAGCTATTAAACAGTTTCAGCAGCTTGACGGCGTAGGCGCAAAGACAGGCTTTGCACTGAAAAAAGCGTTTCTGCCTGCTACCGCTGCGCTCGGTGCTTTAACTGCTGGCATCGGTCTAGCCACAAAGGCGGCAATGGAAGACGAAGCTGCACAGCTTGAATTGGCACGTCAGTTACGGGTAACGACACAAGCCACAGATGCCCAGATCAAAGCCGTAGAAAAGTCGATCAGCGCGTTTAGTAAGCAGACCGCAATGGCTGACGATCAGCTGCGCCCAGCCTTGGCAAATCTTGTGCGCGCTACAGGCTCGCTTGAGTTGTCCCAGAAAGCAATGGCGGTCACCGCTGACCTGGCTACTGCCAAAAACATTGACATGGAGTCTGCCAGCGTCGCGGTCTCTAAAGCTCTTAACGGTCAAGTAGCTGCGCTTATTAAATTAGACCCATCGCTTAAAGGTGTGATTACATCAACATCGACTGCCGATGAAATTATGCAGGCACTTAATAGCTCGGTCGGCGGAGCGGCTGAAACCTTTGCCAATAGTGCTGAAGGCGGTCTAAAGAACTTCGGAATCCAAATGGACGAACTGAAGGAGAGCATTGGCGCGGCATTTATTCCTGTCATGGAGAAATTGCTGCCCTATGTGCTGGATTTTACGACCTTCCTGCAAGACAACACAAAAGTGCTGCTTGTTGTCACGGGCGCTGTTGCAGCAATGGCAGCCACAATAGTGGCCGCTAATGTCGCCATGAAGGCCTACAACGCCGTTCAGATTATTATTACGGCTGGAAACGCAGTGCTTGCTGGATCGTTCACCACAGTGCAAGCCTCGGCAGGTGTAGTCGCAGCTGCTGTGGCTGCAGTTGCTTTATCCATTACAGCTCTGTATGCCATTTACAAGGAAGGCCCCCGAGCAGTAGCAGAGTTTATGTTGCCGTTTAAGCAGTTTGCTGTTGGTGTAATTAACTCAGTCAAAGTAGTAGCCAACGGGATAAACCAAATTATTAACGCAGCTCTAATTGGGCTCAACACACTAATAAGCGCAATAAACTTCATCCCGGGAGTAAACATTGACTTGCTGCCATTGTTACCAATCTTTGATTACACGGCGTTACCAGAACTAGAAGCCATTACAACTAGAGCACCTGGACGCGGTGGCGCAGCCCGTGAAGGCGGCACAGGGTCTATCGGCAGCAGCCCTATGGCAATGATTGAGTCAGCCCTAGTCGCACCAGCCCCAGCTGCAGGCGGTGGCGGCGGCGGCAAATCCTCAAGCGTCCTAGACCTAA